CCGGCATGTTTTCGTGGCCGCCGAGTCGCGGATGACGATCGTCCGGGAGGTCACCGGCCGTGCCCGGCCGGACGTGGACATCCGCGAAGCCGATCGCTTGCGCGATGAACGCACCGGGTCGATCTACCTGGTGGAGGCGGTCTCCCGCCCGTCGTCCCCGGTCGGGGCTACGGACGTGCGGCTCGTCCTCCGGCGGGTCGATGACCAGGGCCGGTAAACGTGCCCGCGGCCCGCAGCCCCGACGTAGAGGGAGGGCGGGCAGATGGCTGTCGTCATTGTGATGGCGCCGGGCTGGCAGTTGAAGCTTGAGGCGCACGTGGCACGTGCCATGGACAAGCTGGCTGACGCCATTGCCGGTGATGCCCGCCGTTTCGCACCCATTGACACCGGGTATCTGCGGTCGTCCATCCGGGTGCACAAGATCGGGCCGATCTCGCGGCGGATTCACGCGCACGCCGAGTATGCGGCGTGGGTTGAGCTGGGCACCCGCCCGCACATCATCCGGCCGAACTCGAAGAAGGCGCTGCACTGGCCGGGTGCCCGGCATCCCGTCGCGGTCGTGCACCACCCGGGCACCCGCGCGCAGCCGTATCTGCGTCCGGCGCTGTTCATGCGGCGGGTGCTGTGATGGCGCTGTTTCTGCCGCATACCGAACTTGTCGCGGTGGCCTGGCTGCGCGGGATCCCCGGCATCCCCTCGAGCGGGGTCGGCACCACGCTGCCCCGGGACAGCAGTGCGTGGCCGGACGGGTTCGTGCAGGTGACCTCGGGTGTCGGTGGCGGCCCGCACCGGGATGTCCCCCAGCACCAGCCGGTGGTGCAGGTGGACTGCTGGGCCGCCAACCCTTCGGGTTCCCGGCCGCCGTGGGGGCGTGCGAATCAGCTCGCCGAGATCATCGCCGCGCACTGCTACGGCGGCATCAACGACGCCCACCCAGTGCAACGCCGGGTGTCCCTCCCGGACAGCTACCAGGACGCCCGCGTCCAGTCCGCGATCGTGCTGACCGACCCCCGCCGCGTGGAGGGCGACGAAGCCCGCTACGCCTGCTACAGCATCGACCTGCAACTGTTCTGGGTGCCGGTGATCGCATGACCAGGTACGCACTCAAGGGCTCCGTCTCCGGAGAGCTGCTCACCTACCAGGGGCGGATCCTCGTCCACCCGGATCGGGGCGAGCTGGAGTTCCTGTTCCCGAACGAGCAGGCCGTGCCGTACGACGGCGCCCTGCCGACCCTGCCCATCCGCGATCACCCCGACATGGCCGCCGTCACCTGGCCACTCGACAGAAAGGACTTCCGCTGATGAAGGTCCGCACCACCATCGAGCCCGGCAAGGTGCTCGACGTCGACGAGGGCGAATACCTCGACCTCGCCCGGCAGGGCCTGCTCCTGCCCGACCCCGCCGACGAGCAGTACCGCATCGCCCAGGACTCCGCCCGCCAGGAGGGCGGACCGTCTCGGGCGTCCAAGCAGCCCAAGCCCGCCGCCGAGAAGGAGAGCTGACCCATGGGCGTCGTCGTCACCAACTTGATTCAGGGACCGGCCGACCTCTACACCGGCCTGTTCGGCGCGACCGAACCGGCCGATGCCGCGGTCAACACGGCCCCGTCCGCGTCGGCGTGGACCGACATGGGCGGCACCGTCGACGGTGTCGAGCTGGAGGTCCGGCAGGAGTACAAGGAGCTCGTGGTCGACCAGCTCGTTGACGTTCCCGGCCGGCGGATGACCAAGCGGGAAATGACGTTGAAGACGAAGCTGGCCGAGCCGACGCTGGAGCGGCTGAGCTGGGCGCTCAACGGAGCGACCGGCGGGGTGCAGGCCGGTGCCGGCTACAAGTCGCTGGAGCCGGACGACAGCAGTGCGGCGACGCAGCCGACGTATTCGGCGCTGATCATGGACGGGTATGCGCCTGCCGGGTTGCGGCGCCGGTTGATCGCGCGGAAGGTCCTCAGCATCGAGGGTGTGAAGACGGTGGCGAAGAAGGAGGACCAGACGGTTTTCGAGGTGTCGCTGGCGACGCACTACGTGTCGAAGAGCATCAAGCCGTTCAAGATCGTTGACGAGGATGCCGCCTGATGCCTCCCACGCAGCGAAAGACCACGAAGTCCCGCCGCCCTTCTGCTGATGTGCCGGACGTTGTACGGCTGTCCACCTCGGCCAAGCGTGCACCGGTGGAGACGGTGCCGGTGTTCTACATCGACGACGTCGAATACTCCATGCCGCGGCGGGTCCATCCGAACGTGGGCCTGCAGTACCTGCGGATGGCACGCGACAAGGGGCCGGAGATCGCGGTCGTGTGGCTGCTGGAGGAGGTCCTCGGCACCGAGGGGTATGAGGCGCTGATGGGCTACGACGCCCTCACCGACGAGCAGCTCGGCCAGGTGATGGAGATCATCAAGCGGAACGCTCTCGGCGCCCAGGAGAAGCAGGGAAACGGCTAGAGCGGGAAGCCCAGGTCATCTGGGTTCTCGACCACTGGGACGACCTGGTTGCAGATTTCCTGCGTTTCTACCGGATCGGACTGGAACCCGGCCTGGGCTGCCCGCTCAGCATTGATGACCTTGACGGACCCACGTTCTTCGCCCTGGCGCACAGGGTGTCCGCCTACGGAGGGGTGATGGCGGCGCGCATGGCAGACCAGCAGCACAGCGGCACCACCCCCGCCGGCGGCGGGGCGCGTGAGGTGCGTGAGGTGCCGTCCGACCGTGCCGCCCTGACCGCCGAACTGGGCGACCTGATCGAGGTGACCGGTGCCTGACGGGTTCAAGAAATGCGCCAGTTGCGAGGAGACGAAGCCGCTCTCGGAGTTCTACTCGCGCGCCAATCGCCGGCCGAATCGCAGGACTGAGCGGATCTACGACTACGAATGCAAGGCCTGCAAAAAGACCCGGGAGCGCGCCAGGAACGCTTCATATGCGGACCTGGGTGACAGCCGGGTCTTACCGGAATCGAAGCAGTGCAGCCGGTGCAAAGAGGTCAAGCCAGCCGACGCCTTCGCGCTGAACCGCACCACGCGGACGGGACTGCAGAGCGTCTGCTACGCCTGCCACCGCGACAGGCGCTACGGGCTCGCACCCGGCCAGTTCGACCAGATGATGGCCGGTCAGGGCGGGAAGTGCGCGATCTGCAGGCAGAAGTGCCCACGGCAAATGGAGCTGTCCGTCGACCACGACCACACCACGGGCAAAGTCCGCGGGCTGCTCTGCCAAAACTGCAACGCCGCGCTCGGGATGTTCAAGGACGACCCGGCGCTGCTGGGCCGTGCAATCGACTACCTGAAGGCGGCAGCAGATGCCTGATGGTTTCAAGATCGCCGACGCTTATATAGAAATCCATGCCCGCGGCCAGGACCGGGTTGGTCGGGCGGTTCGCGACGCTGTACGCGGCGACACCAATTTCGAGGCTGCCGGGGCTAACGCGGGCGGCCGGTTCGGCGGCCAGTTCACCCAGGACGCCAGCGGCAGCATCCGCGACGCGAGCGGCCAGTTCGCCAAGGCGGGTGAGGACGCCGGCGACGCGTTCGGGAAGGGGTTCTCCCGCAGCGCCGAGGGCGGGGTACGCGAGACCAAGGATACGTTCGCGTCCGAGGGCCGCGCGGCGGGTGAGGAGTTCGGCCGGAAGGCCGGCGAGGGCGTCGAGCGGGAACGGCCGCGGTTCACCTCTGCGGGCCGCCGTGCCGGGCAGGTGTTCGGCAGTGGGCTCGGCGACGGTGTCGACCAGGAGCGGGGCGGCCTGCTCGCCAAACTGCGTGGTCTGGGCGCGTCCCTGGGGATGGTGTTCAGCAGGGGCCTGCTCGGCGCGGTCGGCGGGCTCTGGAGCGGCCTGCTCGGCACGGTCAAATGGACGGTGATTGGCGGGGCGCTCGCGGGCTTGGCAGGTCAGGCGGCGAGCGCGGCGGTCCCGGTGATCGCGCTGTCGGGTGAGCTGGTGAAGCTGGGCGGGCTGCTGGCCGCGCTGCCCGGGGTGATGATGGGCGGGATTGCCTCGCTCATCACATGGAAGCTGGCCATGTACGGGGTCGGCGAGGCGATGGCCGCGGTGTGGGCGGGTGACGCGGAGGCGCTGGAAGCGGCGCTGGCCAAGTTGACGCCGGCGGCGGCCGCGTTCGTGACCGAGTTCCGCGAGGCGCTGCCCGCGCTGAAAGATTTTCAGGCGGCGGCGCAGGCCGGGTTCTTTCGGGAGTTGTCCGGTAGCTTGGCTGGTTTCGCCGAACTGCTGTCCGGGACGCAGCCGTTTATCGCGGCGCTGGCCTCCGAGATGGGTGTGCTTGTGCGCACGTTCTTGGAGTGGGTGACGAGCGCGCAGAGTGTCAGCCAGCTCAACCTGATCCTTTCCGATACGGGGAGTCTGCTGGCTGCCATCCGCCGGGCGTTGACGCCGCTGTTGACGGGGTTCCTTGATCTGGCCGTGGCCGGAACGGACTGGCTGCAGGGCATGTCCGGCGGGTTGACGGGCGTGCTGACCCAGTTCGGGCAGTGGATGAGCGAGGTGGCCCGGTCCGGGCAGGCGGCGGCCTGGATGGATACGGCCGTCGAGGTGCTGCGGCAGCTCGGCCGTCTGGTGGGGGATCTGGTCGGGATCTTCCGGAGCCTGTTCCAGGCGATGGAAACCGCCGGCGGTGGTGCTCTCGGGGTGATCGGCCAGCTGGTCGGCGGGCTGAACAAGTTTTTCGCCTCGGCGGAGGGCCAGGATGTCCTGGTCACGGTCTTCACAGCGCTGATGGATATCGGTACCGCGTTCATGCCGGTGATCCGGGCGTTGGCCGGTGCGATCGCGACGCTGGCTCCGACGGTGGCTGATCTTGCGCGGGCGTTGGGTCCGGTGCTGGCGCAGGCGATCAACGCGGTCGCGCCCGCGTTGAAGGAGCTTGGGCCCGGTCTGGTCGCGGTGTTCGGCGGGGTTGGCCAGGCGGTGAAGTTGCTGTCCCCGTCGCTGACCCAGGTGGGTCAGGCGTTCAGCCGGCTGTTTACGGCGGTGGCCCCGGTGATCCCGCTGTTCGCGCAAGGGCTGGCCATGGCGGTGCCCGGCTTGGCCGCAGTGATGAGGGCGCTCGGGCAGGCTGTGCAGGCTCTAAGTCCGGCGTTCGTGCCGCTCGGAACGGTCATCGGCAGGGTGCTCTCGGCGCTGGCGCCGCTGCTGCCGCTGGTGGCCCAGCTTGCGGTCCAGGTTGTGTCCGCTCTGGCGCCGGCGTTGCAGCCGCTCGCTGCCGCGTTTATGTCGGTGTTGCAGGCGTTGGCGCCGCTGATCCCGGTCCTCGCCCAGGTTGCGCGGGTGGTCGCCGACCAGCTGGTCATCGCGATCCGGGCGATCGCCCCTCATCTGCCTGGTCTCGTGCAGGCGTTCGGCCAGCTGCTGGTCGCGCTGACGCCGCTGATATCGCCGATCATTCAGCTGGTGATCGCGTTGACGCCGCTGATCCCGATCGTGACCGATGTGATCGGGATTCTCGCGGAGCTGGCGAGCGCGGTCATGCCGATCCTGGTAGCGGCGATCCAGAGCAACGTCTTCTGGACTCAGACGCTCGCCAGCATCATTCAGCTCGCCTGGAACGGCATCAAGGACTACATCTTCCAGGCGGTCGAGGACATCAAGCAGATCGTCTCCTGGTTTGCCGAGCTGCCGCAGCATATGGGCGAGTGGCTGGGTCTCGTCCGCGACAAGACGGTCGAGGTCTGGAATGCGATCAAGGACTGGATCAGCCAGCGGATCGAGGATGTCAAGACTACGATCTCCTCTACCTTGGATGGCATCCGCTCGGCGTGGAGCACCGCCTGGTCGGCGGTCACGGATTTCCTGTCCACTACCTGGGAGCGGATCAAAGATGGCGTTTCGGCTGCGATCGATAACGTCAGGACCACGATCTCCAAGGCCATCGACGGGATCCGCTCGACCTGGGAAAAGGTGTGGGATGGGATCACCGATTTCCTGTCCACCATCTGGGACCGGATCAAAGATGGCGTTTCGGCTGCGGTCGGCAACGTCAGGACCACGATCTCCAACGTTCTGGATGTGATCCAGGGCATATGGAGGACCGGGTGGGACCGGGTTCGTGACTTCGTCGGCACCGCCTGGGGGCGGATCCGTGACGCCGTCGCCGACGGCATCAACAATGTCCTCGGGTTCATCCGGGACTTGCCCGGCCGGATCATGGGTGCCATGGGCAACCTGGGGTCCCTGCTGTGGGACTCCGGCCGGGCGTTGATGAGTGGTTTCATCAACGGCTTGTATTCGATGCTGCAGGACGCCTACAACGCGGCCGCCGACATCCTCAACAGGATCCGCAGCCTGTTCCCGTTCAGCCCGGCCAAGGAGGGGCCGTTTTCCGGCAGGGGTTGGGTCGAACACTCCGGCCAGTCGATCGCCGAGGGGTTTGCGCGGGGCATGACGTCGGGCCGGGGTGTGGTCGCTACCGCAGCAGCCGACATCGTGGGCGCGGCCGCGCTGCCTGGTGTCGTCCCCGCTGCCGGCCGTACACCTGTCCCGGCCGCGGCTGTGGCGGCACTGTCCGGCGAGGAGCAGGGCAGCGGCCTGCACATCAACCAGCTGTCCCTGAACATGCAGGGCATTGTTGACCTGCGGGATCCTTCTGGTTCGGCCCGCCAGTTCCTAATGGAGGTCCGTGAAGGGCTCCGCAAGATCGAGATGGAGTACGCCTGATGCCCATCGTGCACGGCACCACCATCGGACCCGCCGGGGCAACCGGCGTCCCGCCCACCGTGGAGATCACCCTCGTCGGGTTGGACGGCACGGTCCGCCCCGGCTGGTCCACCGACGCCGACCAGCAGGTCACGTTGACCACCCGTGTCCAGCCCGCACCTGACGGGTCCTGGTCGGTCGACCTGATCGGCAACGCCCGGGTTTACTCGCCGTGGGGTGACACCGTCTACCGGGTGGTCGAGGGGTTCAACGACGACCTTGGCCGGGCGCACGTCTACTACATCGGTGTGCCCGCCACCGGCGGCCCTTACTGGGTTGGGGATATTCGCACCGGCCTGGTCCCCGACCAGCCCATCGAGGAGATCAACGGTGTCATCTCCGTCGAAGGCCGGACCGGGGTCGTCGACCTGTCCGACCTGTACGTGCAGCGCGCCGGGTCCACGATGGCCGGGTCCCTCGGCTTCGAGGCCGACGACCCTGGCGACGTCGTGCTGCAGGCCGGGGTCGACGGGGACGCCTATCCCCGTATGGTCGTCCGGGCGTCCGGCGCGGTCGAGCTCGGCTCGGGTGCCGGGGCGGCGGATACCACTCTCTACCGGTCGGCGGCGGACACGCTGCGGACCGACGACACCCTGGAGATCGTCGCAGCCACGGCCGGGACGGCTGCGGTGTGCGTCCAGGCTTTGGGTGACACTGGGCGGCGGCTCCTGGTTGACGCGTCTGGGGCTATGACGTGGGGGTCGGGGGCGGCGGCCGGGGATACCACCTTGTACCGGTCCGGCCTGGACGAGCTGACCACCGACGACTCCCTCATCGTCGGTCTGCGGCTGGCGGTCGGCCAGCCGGCGGTCGGCGCGGGGGTGGCCACCGTTGCGACGGATGGCACGAGCGCGGCCCTGCTGGCCACGGCCGCGGCGGAGGGCACGGAGGCCACGGGCGTGGTCATGATCGAGACTCCGACCGCCGGGAAGCGTGCCTTGGACTACCGGCTGACCGGTGACACCGCTGCACGGCTGTCGGTGGATGCCTCCGGCGGCGGGTCGGGCACGCTGGTGTTCGGCGATGGCACGGCCGCGGATGTGAACCTCTACCGGGCCGGGGCGGACACGCTCGCCACGGATGACACGTTCACCGCGCCGGTCCTGGGGGTCGGCACGGGCTCGCCGGCTGTTCCTCTTCACGTGCAGGGGGCGGCCGGTGCCACGGCCGTGGTCGGAGTGGATGTGTCCGGGGATGTGGAACGGCGGCTCCTGGTTGACGCGTCTGGGGCTATGACGTGGGGGTCGGGGGCGGCGGCCGGGGATACCACCTTGTACCGGTCGGCGGCGGACACGCTGCGGACCGACGATTCCCTCGTCATCGCGACCCGGGGCACGGTCGGCAACGGCACGCTGCAGTCGGCCCAGTTCCACGTTGAAGGTGATGGGACCAACCAGGTGGTGGTGGCCAAGGCGGCCGCCGAGGAGACGGCCACGGTGGCGGTGGTGGCCGTGGAAGCCCCGACCACTGGCAAGCGGGCGATCGACTACCGGCTCACCGGTGACACGGAGGCCAGGCTTGCCGTCGACGCCAGCGCGGGCGGCGGGTCGGCCACGCTGGTGTTCGGCGACGGGACTGCGGCAGACACCACCCTGTACCGGTCTGCAACGGACACCTTGAAAACCGACGACAGCCTGCATGTCGCCCTGGATCTGCGGCATCTCGGCACCAACCTCGGCTTCTACGGAGCGGCCGCCGTCGCCAAACCCGTGGTCACCGGCTCCCGCAGCGGCAACGCCGCCCTCAGCAGCTTGCTCACCGCTCTGGCGAGCCTGGGCCTGATCACCAACAGCACATCATGACGGCGACGGAGGACCTGTGACGACCTGGGGGACCATCCGCATCGGCCGGCTGACTCTGCGGGAGACCACCACGGCCGAGGAAGGGCTGCACGCCCAGACCGGCGACCGGTCGATCAGATTGTCTGGGCAGGAGTCGTGTCCGCCGCTGCCGGCCGCAGAGCTGCTTGCCCGGCACGAGGCCATCATGAACATGCATGGGACGCTGGTCCAGGTTGTGTTCGGCGACAAGACCGGGCTGAACGGCTACTACGGGGTGACCGACGCCTCCGCTGTTCTGCAGGACGAGCAGGGTGAGATTCAGACCAGCACGTGGACGCTGTCGCTGCGCCGTTTCGGCGGGCCCGGCGAGGTCGACCTGCAAAGCAGGCTGACAGGGATCCGCAGGGTCAACGACTTCGCCCTGACCGGCGAGTCCTGGCATGCCCCGGCGATCGGCCACTACGCCTACTCTGTCGGTGCGGCCATCCCGTCCAGCATGACCCGGCAGACCCAGGACGGGACGATCACCGTCTACCGTGGCCTGCCGCCCGGCTCGAACCCGCGGTGGGGGTGCGCGCCCGAGGACTATCCGCTCGGCCGGGCCCGCCTGCTGTCCATGGGGATCGAGCGGACGGGCACGACCCAGCAGCTCGCCCCGTCCGGGTGGGAGCTGGGCAACGGCCTGGTCCGGGTCACCCCGTCTACCGGGGGTGGCACGCTGTCGGTTGCCTGCTGGGGCGGCTCGGGCTGGGCGGCTACGGACTGGACCATCAGCGACGGCACCCCGATCACCGGCGGCTGGGACTCCGCGACGCTGGTACGGAACGACGTCGAGCAGGTCGTCCTCCGGTTGAGTCGCGAGCAGGGGCCCGGCGAGACGGGCCGGATCGTCCTCGACATCGGCCTGCGCCGCGGCTCACGCCTGGCCGAGTGCTATCTGCAACGCTCGACGTCGGCCACCCTGTC